GTTTACATAGCGGAGACAAAGGCTCTGAAAGCAGGGCTGTTTTTAAATCAACTTGACATTCTTGACAATGTTCTCGCAGGGGCTTATGCAAACTCTGAGAAGCCTACGGACACGAGTGCTACCGTATTGAAGGCACTTGAGATGAAGAACAAACTTCTGCTTGAGGACTTGAATGTGAACAAGGACGAGAGCAACGCCCTTAATGTAACATTTACCGCTATGAGCAAGGAGGATTTCGAATCTCTTGAGACGATAGAGGTTCACAAAGGTTCTAACAACAATACAGAACTTGGGGCGGACTTCGGGGTTTCAGACGATGGGGATTCGTTCGAGGCACGAACAAAGGCTGATATGCAGGAAAGGCTCAAGGAACTTGAGAAGGAGAAGAAAGACAAATGATATGGTTATGCCTTGACTAAAACATAAGGCTGTGCTATCCTTAAAACATAAAGGAGGCAGATTATGTTAGAGTTTGTGGCGAGTAAATATTACAGTGAAAAGAAAGGGTTGCAGTATTTGAGATATGCTGTGACAGTTCATATTGAAGATGAAGGAGGTTACGTTACTTACACATCTGCTAATGGTAGGAAGTGCAGAATGAAGTTCTTTGAGAATGAGAACGGTTATTGCTGGACTTCGATAGCATTTAAGGATAAAACAAAAATGAGTTGCAGAATAAACCGATTAGTTTATTCCAACTTGGTTGGGGAGATTCCTAAAGGCTATCAAATAGACCACATAGACAGAAATAGAAAAAATAACTATCCAGAGAATCTTAGGCTTGTAACACCTTCAGAAAATAATAAAAACAGAAAGGATATGAGCGGAGAAAATAATGGGTGGGCTACTTTGACTGCTGAAAAAGCAAGGGAAATATGCAGGCTTGCAGTTTCTCACGAGTTGCCTAGAAAAGAAATAGCAAGACGCTTTAATGTATCTGAGGCTACAGTCAAGAGCATTAGGGCAGGCAGAAATTGGAAATCTTTCACGGAAGATTTGAGAAACAGTCACACAAGTAAGGAGGTATAAATAAATATGAATCTTGTTCGTTTGTTACCGCACCAAGGACAGTTAGTGCAAGCACCATTTGTTTACACGGAAGTTCGCTTCTTTTTCCTTGTTGCGGGTTATTGAACGCAAGTGGAAAGACTTCCGCCCTTGTTTACGCTATTTTATACGTTGTAAAGAATCTTCTAGGAAAGAAAGACTTGGAAGGTCATAACCCGAAGATTCTCCTTGGCTCTAAGAACCTTACATTTATGAAGAAAACCCTTACAGGTCTTCTTGAGCAGGACTTGAGGGATACAAACTCAGAGTACACTTACGACAAGGCTCATAACATCATTACGATAGGAAATGTGGAACTGCTTCTCATTCCTGTAGAGGACGAAAGCACAATCTACGGTTTCTCAGTTTGCAGTTGCTTCGTTGATGAGTTGGACGAGTTGCCTACGCAGACCGCTATGGCTGTAGTAAAATCAATCAATGACCGTTGCCGTCAGATTGTGGACGGCTACAGAACTCCGTTTATGACATATACCACCTCGTCACAGGGATTGAAAGGAACTTACCAGACCATTATGCACTTCAAGAAGACTGGTATGCCTTATGTCCTTATGAGGGGAAGAACGAGAGACAACATTTATCTTCCGAAAGATTATGTTGACAATATGTACCGTATCTATAACGAGAAGGAAGTCGATTGTCTTTTGGAGGGAAAGTTTATTTCAATAGACAGCGGACTTGTGTTCCCAGATTATGACCCAAGCAAGAACGACTTGGACGAGGACTTGTTTGACTGTCTTGAGGAAAGCGACACGGTTTATATCGGACAGGACTTCAACGGATTCGGAAACTACGCTGAGGCTTTTGTCGTAAAGTTTGGGGCTTTGGTCATGATTAAGTGCTACAAACTCCCAGATATTCGCCACGCCCCGAAAGTGTTCAGATATGACTTTCCGTTCAACAAGATTGTATGGATTCCAGATATGACATATAAGGAGCATTTCGTTGAGTTCAAGAAAGAGTTGAGGACATACAACATTACGATTGCATATCGTTCCTGCAATCCTCTCGTGCAGGACAGGAACTTTGCCTGCAACAAACTTTTCTATGCAGAAAAACTTTTTGTGTGTCCTATATGCAAGGACGCAAAGACGGCACTTCTTACTCATCAGAAAGACCCGAAGACAGGGCTTCCGATGAAAGGCGGAGATAATGCTCCAGACCATTTGAACGACTGTATGGGTTATGTAGTTCACTATCTTTTGTCTTGGTGTCGTGAACTCAAGCCTCTGTATGATGTCACATTGCGTTATATCTATGACAAGAGAAGGGCTAGAGGTGCTGACGCTATGGAACTTGAGGTTGCTGGTCGGCTTCTTGACGCTGAGCATCTGAGGGGGTTGCCGTTGAAGAAACACGCCAATGCAGATGATGAGGAAGAAGCGTCTTGATTTATAGAGGTTTTAGGTGTAGGATAGAAAAGGGAAAGGTGATATAGTGATAGACTATAAAGAGTTAAGACAGATTTTGAACGGCTCTGGAATGAGCATTGCGAAGTATAATAACGGAAAGACAGTCGTTAAGGACAGCAATGTTTTCAAGGGTGCTAAACTGTCTGCCGTTGAAGAAGCACAGGCTTTGGTTGAGAAAGCGATTAAGGAAGATACTGTTTCGTACTCAAAAAAATTAGGAATCACACAGTTGGATTCCCTCAAAGATGTGAACGACCGTGCGGTTAGGGCTGTGGGTGGTATCATTGACTGCCTCGGAACAAAGAAGAAAGTTACTGCACAGGAACTTCGTGAGCAGATGACTACCGCCACTGCTAACCGTGATTCTATCTTCAACCCTCGCTGGAACTTGGGAAACGGCGTAGACCCGTCAAGAATGAATGTCGCTTTTCCGAACATTTATATCTCCCCTTGGGAAGCGAACTCACTTTACTCTCAGAAAGGACTTTTTGAGACCGTAATCAACAAGAAGGCTAAGTCCATTCTCCTTAACGGTCTTCGCATTGAGAATCCTAAACTTACCACAAAAGAACTTGACACTATAAACGAGAAAGTTGATGTGCTTGATATCAAGCACACGATTTCAGACGCAACTAGGGATTCACTCGTTTACGGTGGCGGTATCGTGTTTCCTATGCTCAAGCGTGATACTCCTGTTACTATGGGGCTGAAACTTGACGCTCTTCTGAAACTTGGAGTTCTTGGAAAGAACTGCATTGATTATATGGTCAAACTTGACCGCTGGAACACATTCATCATTCCGCCTTACAATCCTACTCAGAGGGATTTTTACAGACCAGAAGTTTACACAGTTCCGTTCTTGGGAACAGATGTTTACCACGCCCGATGTGCGAGGGTAGTAACCGCTGAACAGGCTGGGTATTGGGGGCAAGTGATTAACCAAGGCTGGGGTATCTCAGACCTTTGCGGTTACTTGCAGTCTGGTATGAACTATAAGGTTGCGATTCAGTCGCTTCCTCTTATGATTCAGCAGATGAGTATTCTCGCTCGTGTCGTCAATGTTGACGGAGTTCTTGCTACTGAAGGTGCTAACGCCCTTGACGCTCTCGTTGAGCAGAACACAATCAGAACTCGTGAGGCTTCTGCCGACAATCCTGTTACTATGGACGTACTCGGAGACATAAAGAGCATTAACAGGAACTTCGCTCAAGTTCCAGAACTGCTCCGTCTTTTGAGACAGGATTTTGCCTCAGACTGTACTATTCCAGAGCCTATGCTCTTCTCTTCTGAGAAAGGTAATTTCTCTTCTGGAGACGACACTGAAGGAAATCAGAGCAAGCAGTGGGAAGCAGTCAAGATGATTCACAAAGATGTGGAGAGACAGTTTACTCAGATTGCTAAGATTCTTGTCATTGACGCTCTTGGAAATGACGATAGAATCATCAAGGCACTTCCTTACACAAAGATTCATTTTGATGAGCCTGTTATTGCTAATGCAGTTGAGAGAAGCCAGATTGGAAAGTTCTTCTCAGAGAATGTGTTCAACCTTGTTTCCGCTCAGACACCTCTTGACATTGCTTTTGAGATGGCTTCAAAGAATGTCTCTACAGACCTTGCTCCTTCAAGCGAGATTCTTGAACGCTTGAGAAAGATACAGGAAAGGGTAGACAAGCAGGACGAGGAGAGATTCAAGTTGGAGATGGATATGCAGAGGGCTTCCGTAGAGGCTACTGAGGCTAACGCTGAGAGAACTTCGGAGGGCTCTGACACTAACGGAAAGGGAGTTGCAAAGCCTAAGAGTTCTTCAAGTGACGAAGGAAAGGGAA